GCGAGGGTGAGTTGGTCCCCCGTTCGACCACCGAGAAAGAGACTGACAGGTGAGCGAGGGTGATCGGTCACTGAGTCGTGGACACTACCCGTCGCACTAATGCACCGAGAATACCCAGAGTGTTTGACTTCGCCAGTTCACCCAGTCCTGATAGACGCGGGAGGTGCCCCCATGGCTAGCGCCGATTACGTTGCCGCCAAGATGCGACTGAACGCCGTCCTGGGTGGCCCGCAGCGGGCCTCGAACACGGTCGGCTCCGTCGAGATGCCTCGAATCCCCGACATCATCGCCGGGATCAATTACGCCGCGGGTGTCGACGCGGCCAACAGCCGCACGCGCGGCCTCCGGTTCAACCGCTTCGTGCCCGAGGGGGCGAACGGGGCGGGCGTCCAGAACTACGGCCGCGTGATGTTCAACCCCAACTGCTTCGACCGGATTCGCTAGTGGTCGCGGCGATGGAGAGCCCCTTCGCAACCAGCAGCGTGATGGTCTCGGCGACCCCATCGCGGTCGGCCGGCGCGGAGCGGCGCGCGCCGGCGCCGGCGACGGTGGGCCCCTTTCTGTTCCAGAAGCCCCGGGGCCGCGTCCAGGCCACGTACGACTCCGCGCTCACGACCCCGGAGAACGCCCGCCATTGGGCCTTTGCCGACTCGATGTCGGCGAAAGCCGCCAACTCCCTCGCGGTGCGCCGTGTCCTGCGGACCCGGGCGCGGTACGAGGTGGCCAACAACTCGTACGCCCAGGGAATGGTGGACACGCTCGCCGACGACTGCGTGGGCACGGGGCCGCGGCTCCAGATGCTCACCAAGGATGCCGGCATGAACGCGGCGATCGAGGAGAGCTTCAAGGAGTGGTCGAACGCCGTCAACCTGGGCGAGAAGCTGCACACGGCCCGGTGCGCCCAGACTGTCGACGGCGAGGCGTTCGCGCTCTTCACGACCAACCCCAAGCTGGAGACGGAGTGCCAGCTCGACGTCCGCCTGGTCGAGGCGGACCAGATCACCACCCCCTACCTGAACCCGACCGACCCCCTCAGCGTGGACGGCATCCGGTTCGACCAGTACCAGAACCCGGTCGAATACTCGATGCTCCGCTACCACCCCGGCGACCTCGTGCAGCTCGGGTTCCTCGTGGACCTAATCCCCGCGCGGAACGTCCTGCATATGTTCCGCTACCGCCGGGCTGGCCAGTGCCGGGGCGTGCCCGACATCATGCCGGCCCTGCCCCTGTACGCGATGCTGCGTCGCTTCACCCTGGCCACGCTCGCCGGCGCGGAGACGGCGGCGGACTTCTCGGCCGTCGTGCAGAGCGAGATGCCGCCGGACACCGGGGACAACGGGGACAACGGCTGGGCCAACTTCCCGCCGTTCGACCTGATCGACATCGAGCGGCGGATGATGATGACCCTGCCGGCCGGCTGGAAGATGAACCAGTTCCGGCCCGAGGTCCCGGCGACGACCTACGAGATGTTCAAGCGGGAGATCATCTGCGAGATCGCCCGCTGCCTGCACATGCCCTACAACGTCGCGGCCGGCAACAGCTCGTCCTACAACTACGCGAGCGGGCGGCTCGACCACCAGACCTACTTCAAGGCGGTCCGGGGCGACCAGGCGCGGCTGAAGCGCAAGCTCCTGGACCCGGTCTTCTACGCGTGGCTCGAGGAGATGTGGCTCGTCTCGGACATCCTCCGAGGCGGGCCGAAGCGGCTGGCCGGCTGGCCGCACCAGTGGTTCTGGGACGGCACCGAGCACGTCGACCCGGTCAAGGAGGCCACCGCCCAGACGATCCGCCTGGGGAACGGGACCACGACCCGCGCCGTCGAGTGCGCGCGGGACGGCCGTGACTGGCGTGAGGTGACGAAGCAGCAGGCACGCGAGCTCCGGCTCGACCGGAAGCTGGGGATCCAGCGCCAGTCGCCCACCCTGCCCGTGGAGGTGGGGTCGGACACCGAGGGCGAATTCGCGCACGCGAACGATGGCGACGACGAGTGAGGTGGAAGCTCATGGCTAACGTCAACGGCAAGGGGAGGGCGTACGCCCGCTCGCTCATCGCGTCGGGCGCGATAGACACCAGCTCGGCCTGGTCCTTCAGCGCCGCCGACGGGAACAAGCTCCTCGGCAAGGGCGGGGACGACTGGGCGGCATACGGCAAGGTCCACCTGGCGACGAACCCCGGGGAGGACCCCGAGAGCAAGGCGTTCTACAGCTACCCGTTCGCCAAGGAGTCCGGCGGTCGGGTGAAGATCTACGCCGCCGCCGTCCGCGCCATCCGCTCCCGCGCCTCCCAGCAGAACGAGCGATCCGTCTTCGGCACCGCCGGCCGGCTCCTCGAGAAGATCGACGCCAAGAGCGGCAAGGGGAAGGGCAAGGAGAAGGGCAAGGAAGAGAAGGCCGGGTCCGACGAAGAGGAGGAACTCGAGGGCGTGGCGGCCAGCTCCGAGGGCGGGCGGGAGCGGGGAAACCGACGTCCGTTCCGTGTCGGCCGCCCCATCGCCGCGGCCCGGCGGAAGGGCGAGGAGGACTTGACGGGCGACGACTCGGAGGACGAGGAGTCGGAGGACGAGCAGTCGGGGGAGGAGCAGGACGAGGAGCCCACGGCGGGCGACGGCAAGAAGAAGAAGAAGGACAAGGCCAAGGCGTCGCTGCCCGACCAGGGACCGGGCGGGGACGAGAAGGCCGCGGGCCGCGAGTCCGTGGGCACCGAGGAGGACGACAAGACGGCCGAGGAGATCGAGAAGGAACAGGAGGAGGGGCCGTGTCCCGGCACGAAGGGTCGTCGCGCCCGGGCGGAGGGCGAAGGCGACGAGAAGAAGCCAACCAAACCCAAAGACGACGACAACAGTGAGGACGACGAGGAGGACGAGGACGAGGAGGAGGAAGAGGACGACGAGACCACCGCCCACGGCGGACGCGGCGGGGCGTGCAAGTCCGAGCCCGAGCCGATGGACATCCTCGCCGAGTCCACGTTCGACCTCGAAGCCGTCGCGGAGGAAGGCAAGGCCAAGAAGGCCCACCTGGCCCGCTTCAGCATGGTCGCCAACACGGGCAACCCGATGCGGCTCAACGGCTGGCGCTACCCGGTCGTCGTCGACTTCGCCGGCCTCGTGATCCCCTCCCAGTCACGGCCGGTGCGCGTCCACCACGACCCGCTGCGCGGGGTCGGCCACACCACGACGATCCGCGTCAAGGACGGACGCATCGAGGCCTCCGGCATCGTCTCCCGCGACACCACCGACGCGCGGGAGGTCGTCGCCTCCGCCAAGAACGGGTTCCCGTGGCAGTGCAGCCTCGGGGCCTCGGCCGACGAGGTGGAGTTCGTCGCGGAGGGCCAGGTAGGGCAGGTGAACGGGAAGTCGTTCGGCGGCCCGCTCAACATAGCCCGGAAGTCGACGGTGGGTGAGATCAGCTTCGTCGACCTCGGGGCCGACGAGAGAACCAGCGTGAGGGTTGCGGCCATGGCAAAGGACGGAAAGAACGGCGTGCAACTCGACGTCGAGCCGATCGACGGCGAGGAAGCGACGCGGCAGATCCTGGAGCGCGCCAGGCGGGAACGGCAGCGCAAGGACGGCATCAGCGCCCTGGTCAAGGAGGCCGTCGAGTTCCGCGGAGCGCCCCTGGCGGTCATCTCCAAGATCGCCGACCAGGCGATCGAGGACGGGACCAGCGTCAAGGACACGGAGCTCCTGCTCCTGCGCGCCACCCGGCCGCGCGCCCCGCAGCACGTCCGGCTCGCGGACGACATCCCCGGCCCGAAGGTGCTGGAGTGCGCCTTGTGCATGGCCGCCGGGATCCCGGACGAAAAACTCTCCAAGGACAGGGATTACGGTCCCGACGTCACGAACCAGGCGTGGCCGTTCCGTAACCGGGGCCTGCGCGGCACGATCGCCGCCGCGCTCGAGGCCTCCGGGCTCCGCGTGCCTCACGGGCACCGCGAGCTCTTCGACAGCCTGCTCGAACAGCAGAGGATCCGGGCCGAGGGCTTCTCGACAATCAACTTGCCCGGGATTTTGGGGAACGTTGCGAACAAGATCCTCTTGAACGCCTTCCTGATGATCGAGGCGACCTACGACCTCATCGCCGACCAGGCGGACTTCTCCAACTTCCACACGCACTCGATCTACCGTCTCGACGCCATGGGCGAGTTCCAGCTCGTGGGCGGGGACGGCGAGCTCAAGCACGGGGGGCTGGCGCAGGACTACTTCACGAACAAGCTGGACACGCGCGGGATGATCCTGACGCTCACGCGCCAGGACATCATCAACGACGACCTGAACGCCTTCAAGACGTTGACCGCTCAGCTCGCCCGTAAGGCGCGGATCGCGGCCGAGCGGGCACTCTACGGGCGCGTCATGGAGCCGACCGACGTCTTCTACACGAC